CTATTTTCGTGTGTTGGGAAGGGCGTAAGTGAGCTTAACTTCTTGGGTGACAATATCCCTTGGTCCTTTTGACCTGTCGAAGAAAAACCAAATATTGAATTTACGTTCTGTTGGCCAAGTATCATGCATCAGTGAGTCCCATCCCAAGTAGGATGCAACATTGTTTGCGACGGCTAGCTTTGCCTCAGAAGTTGCTTTACCTTGATAAGCGCACATGACCGCACCTAGCAAAAAATCTGCTATCTGAATATGTTCTGACGCCTTTGAGTCTTTACTTACTACGCTTTTGATAATATCTTTGCGCCCAAACCTACGTGCCAAAGTGTGGTTGGTGATTACATGGAATTCCTCATCAGCTTTTTTGTAGCGGGATGGTAATGGATCTACTTCAACACGAAACTCACACTCTCTGTCGGGGTGGGCTTTGATGACATTGCCAATTTTAGTCTCTATTAGCTTGCCAAAATGCTTACGCATTGCAAGATCATAGTCGCCACCGTGGAAAGATTTTTCTACCTTCGACTTTTCCACGACTATGCAATGAAAAGCTAGCCAAGGGTGTTTGAAGAAGGTCTCGATTAAATCCTGATAGAATGCAGCGTTACGCTTGGAATGAGCTTTCTGCCATTTAATTTCATCGCTACAGTTATGTTTCTCACGAAGTTCGCGGACAATACGCGCAAAATCGCCACGCCTCTGGTATTTCATCCATAAGCTACCAAATCCATAAAATCGCTGACCATCTATCCCTGATTCATCGCAGGCGACATGCCAAATCAGCTTTCCAGGATCGTTCGATTCCATGTTTACCCTTCATGAATGGATATTAGACGTAAGGTTATGATTTAACCACATTCTTAACGGGTTGATAAGGATAAGATTTGATTTCCATTGAGGATGGAGCCGTGTTGAAAGTGCTGGTGGGGTTTTGGCTAGCCAGAAACGCAAATCCGTGCACGGGTTTGCATGAGCTCCCGTGGAGTGTTTCATCGTCCTAGCAAGTATTGATCCGGATCGCTACGATTGCTACAGGTGCATGAAATCCACCACATTAAGAGGGCTGACGTGGAAGGAATATGAAAAACAATCTTATCAACGGCTCGGAAATGTCTAGATTATCCGTGGCGATTCAGCCAGCAGGCTTTGCCTGAAGTCTAAATTTATTTGGCTCACTAGTTTGCATAGCGGGCAGCTATGCAAAGCTAGGAGTCTGTTGCTGTTGCGGCTGACTCTATCCTATTTAGGGCTTCAAAAATGAGTTCGTCTAACCGATAAAGGCAATGGCTATAAGGTAGTTCAGTTATTGGGTGAATCCAACCTTGTTGTCTAAGGTAATTGATGGCCGAATTCGTATCTGAGTAGCCCTTGTGGCCCCTTCGTAGCTCATAGACAAAATATTTATAGCGGGGGGCTATGAGGGGCCATGCCAGTATGAAATTTTCAATAAACTTTTCTTGGATTCTCTTGATTTCCTTGCTCTCAATCTCTTGTTTGCGGGCGAGTTCTTTTCTTAATTTCCTCCTTTCTATGAATTTTTCGAGCTTGAGATACATCCAAGCTACTAGTTCAAAGGTTAGAGTTTCCGCAATAAGTGAAAACAAAATCGTTAGAGCAAAATGCGCTGCATAGGAATACCCCGGCAAGTCTTGTTCAGTTAGAGGCGCAATGTCCTTAAGTATTGGGAGTATAAAGCGGATAGAAAGGACAATTGCTACAGAGAGGAATCCATACCTAACAGCCGTCTTTGTCGAAATGGGTGAAGCCAGAATTTTCCACAAACTTTCAGGTGTTGGCATTTTTTATCCCTATCTGGTCACCTGATCTTAGGTGGACGCTAAGTGGACACTGGACATTAAAAAGGGGCTACGTTTTCACGTAACCCCTTGTTATATTTGGTGGAGCTGGCGGGAGTTGAACCCGCGTCCGAAATTCCTACATACCATTTTTACTATAATAAAAACATGTATTTATCTTTAAAATTAGTATGTTAGTGTTATTGTGTGTTTGCTTGTTTTACCTATTTTTAATGCTCTGCCGCCAAAGTGCCGCCAGATTTTATCTCAAGTACATCATACTGCAGCAGGCGATCCATGCACTGTTCTAGCTTGTAGAAGTCTGTTAAAGGATAAAGGTTTATAAGATCTTCATTTAAATCTTGTATGCCACTTAATCTTTCTTTCTGTTTTAGTAAATGAATTGCTTTTTCTTGCTCTTGATTTATTTCATTATCAATTTTATAGTCTAATGTTTTCAAAACCTGCCATGATACAGGTTGAGTAAACTCAAACATTGACAATAGTTTCTGACAATAAGGTTTTGTGATTGTATCTTCATAGTTTACTTTTGGAGGCAAGACGACATTAGTTGCTAAGTGTGAGTTTGCTGTTCTTTTTATTTTTGTTGAGCGATATGCTATGCCGACAATAGCTCTATCTTCAAGTCGACTTATCCACTGCATTAACAAATTTGGGATGATATATTCTTGATTAAATGAAGAGTTTTCATTCTGCTTTAAATAATTACATGCAATTATCAGAGGCCATAAAGTTAAATATGATATTTTAATGAGGTTATCTCTATTACTAATATCACCGTAAAATCCTTTAGCGGTTCTACTGTAAAGAAAATCTGCAGCTAAATTTAAAATATAAGATTCCTCATCCCAAGATATAAATGATGATAGGTATAATTTATCAAAGTCAGGTTTATCCATTTCCTGCCAGCATATATAGAGAGATGAACCTAAGTAAAGGCATGGCAAACCTGCAACGGAGTAGCGTTGAGCATTGACAAGATGTCGATGAGTGAATGGGATATGAAATATTTCCTTTCTTGTTACGACTGGTCTATCTGACTTTCTTACCCTGAATAAAGGCTTGTGCTTATTACATATTTCTTTTAGTGGAATGGATATTCTTCTTAGATGTCTATAGACAGTAGGGTATGATAAAACTTCATCAAAAATATCGTAGGCTCCTTTAATGTCGCCAGATAAAAATGCTTTAAGAGAATTAGTTAATCCATGTTGTATTTTTTCAATAGTTTTAATTCTTGGCTTAACTCTTTCGGAAGCAGCATTATTGTTATCACAAATGTATTCATTTAGGCACTCTTTGAACTGCTCGCATCTGTTTGAAAAATCAGAGACTATATCCCCATTTATTTTGATGGGGGGGCGAAAAAGAGAACGTCTTAAAATACTAACAAATAAATCTCTTAATTCTTTAGATAAAGTTTGATGGAGAGTCATTATTTAGTCCTTTAATAGCGAATAAAGTGGATTTTTAGTTACTGCATCTTCTAAATGATCAGGGGAAAAATGTGCATAAATCATAGTCATTTTAATATCTGAATGCCCAAGAATATCTTTCAAAACGAGTATGTTTCCACCGTTCATCATAAAATGACTGGCGAATGTATGGCGCAGAACATGGGTACACTGACCTTCAGGCAGTTCAATACCAGCCCGTTTGACCGCTCGTTCAAAAGCCTTTCTGCATGGCGTGAATAACTTCCCTCTGTTTTTGGGGAGTTCGTCATAGAGAGCCTGAGATATCGGTACTGTCCTATTTTTCTTTCCTTTCGTCTTTGTATAGGTAATACGGTATTTTGATAATTGGTGGCCCTGTAAGTTTTCCGCTTCACTCCAGCGCGCGCCGGTAGCCAAGCATACCTTTGCGATCATCAACAGACTTGGATTTTGAGAGTTTGCGCAGGCGTCAAGTAGGCGTTTAATTTCCTCCTGAGATAGGAATGCCAATTCACCTTCAGCAATTTTAAATGTTGGAAGCCCTGCCAATGGGTTTGGTGCTGACCAGTGTCCTAGTTTTTTCAATGTGCCGAATACAGATGACAGGTTACGCTGCTCAAGATTAACCGTGCGAGGTTTTACGGGGGACATGAAAACACCGTCTTCATTTTTGACCTCCCCCTTTAATCTGGCTTCCCGATATTTTGTGAAATCACCTGCTGTCAGTTCCGAGGCAATAGGATTGCCGAGACCGGTACAAATAATTTTTAATTTTGCCATCAAACGCTTTGGGTCAGCGAGTGTCTGACCATACAGGGAATACCACTGCTCAATCACTTCTGACAGTTGTCGCCGATCTTCTTTTTCTCCTAGCCAAGGTTTCTTATTTACCTCTTCCATTGTGAAGCTTTCAAAAGCAATGGCTTCGCCTTTCGTAGCAAATTGCTTACGCACGCGCTTGCCATTGCGTCCATTGGGATAGCACTCGCACAACCATTTACCGTTTGGCTGTTTTCTGACAGTCATGTTTAGATACTCTTTATTACTTTGACTGCACGCCCAATAACTTCCACATCATCAGCAGAGCACTCGAAAGACGCTTCATCTTGATTTACTACAATCTTATTGCCGGGAATCCGCATGATTTTTGCAATAATAATCATTCCATCAATATTGATAAGCCAGAATCCATTGCTGACTTGTTTAACTGATTTATCGATGAGATAACAATCAGTAGGGGTTTCTAAGAACATCGATTCTTCATAATCTGCAGGTAATATGCTGTGGTCTAAGAAAATCTCTTCATCAATACTGAGTTGTCCATTCTCCAAGGTTCCTTTAGGAATAGATGGAGTTATGAGTTTGGATAACGGTTTAATTGCTTGTTTGTTCTCATTGTGAGAACTTTTTTCAGGCTCACTTCCTCCTTTCATGCTTCCCTGTCCTGTAGCTAACCAAAGCAACGAAACACCGGTTTCTAGTGCGCACTGAATTATCCAGTCAGCAGGAAAACTGTCACGTAACACTCTGTTCGCCATAGTGCTTTTTGAGACATTCAGGTGCTCGCTTAATGCCTGCTTAGTTGTAAATCCATAAGCCGCAAGCAGCCTCTCAATAGCTGCTTTACCTCCCGTATCGGAACCCATTCTGATGTTTAACATTGGTAATCTCCATTTGACAATCTTGAATCAAGATCGTAATGTCTTCGTGTCTCTTGATGTGAGAGTTTAAGAGACGGGCTAAAACGAACTAACACGCACACAAAGTAAGAGATACTGCACTATGAGTACTGATATTTCAATTCGTGTACCAAAAGAGATGGCAACGCCTGCTGAGTTCGCTGAATGGGAAGGTATCTCCCGCGGCTCTGTGTATCAAAAAATTCACCATGGTCAGCTTGCTAAATACATGGTCAAGAAGGAAAAAAACAAAGGCCGCGTAAGCCTGCGTTATTTAATGTACAAAACCGATCAGGTCCGTGAATCCCTCGGTCATTCCAACTTCCGCGTCATTGTTGGTAAGTAAGTTCAATTATGAGAACTTTCTAAGGGGGGAGCATGTTTGATTATAAGATTTCCAAACACCCGCATTTTGATGAAGCCTGTAGAGCTTTTGCATTACGTCACAATATGGCGAAGCTGGCAGAACGTGCAGAAATGAATGTTCAGACACTGCGAAACAAACTCAACCCAGAACAACCGCATCAGCTTACTGCACCAGAAATTTGGCTGCTTACTGATCTGACAGAAGACTCAACACTGGTAGATGGTTTTCTGGCACAGATTCATTGTCTGCCATGTGTACCGATTAATGAGGTGGCAAAAGAGAAACTGCCGCATTACGTCATGAGTGCAACCGCAGAGATCGGGCGTGTTGCTGCAGGTGCGGTATCCGGCGATGTAAAAACCAGTGCAGGTCGTCGTGATGCTATCAGCAGCATTAACTCTGTAACACGACTGATGGCGCTGGCCGCTGTTTCATTGCAGGCCCGTTTACAGGCTAATCCTGCGATGGCGAGTGCAGTTGATACCGTGACTGGCCTCGGTGCTTCATTCGGTTTGCTGTGAGGTGCTTATGCTTACGAAAGAACCATCATTTGCATCGCTGCTTGTTAAACAAAGCCCGGCAATGCACTACGGTCACGGCTGGATCATGGGTGAGGATGGTAAACGCTGGCATCCGTGCCGTTCACAAGATGAATTGCTGGCAGAACTATCTACGAAAAAACGGGGGAACAAATGGCTATTGAAGGCGCTGCGGCGACTGTTCCATTAAGCCCCGGTGAACGCCTGAATGGACTTAATCACATTGCGGAGTTAAGGGCGAAAGTTTTTGGTCTGAATATTGAGTCAGAGCTTGAACGGTTTATTAAAGATATGCGTGATCCACGGGATATTAATAGCGAACAAAATAAACGGGCACTGGCTGCCATATTCTTTATGGCAAAAATTCCAGCTGAACGTCATAGCATCAGCATTAATGAGCTGACCACTGACGAAAAGCGGGAGCTGATTAAAGCAATGAATCATTTTCGTGCAGTGGTGAGCTTATTTCCCAGACGGCTAACCATGCCGAATTAACCAACTAATGAAATTAATGGCGTAAACCCGCCGGGCATCCCTTTATCTAAATTCAGGAGAATTGATTATGCGTAATATTGAAACCCTCACGACTAAAACCGGACCGGATGACGCAGGGCTTAATATTTTACTGACAGAGGCTCGTCTGGAAGAACGCCGGGCAAGGGCTGAAGCAATGGCAGCTCGCCTTGATAGCCTGGCGTGTCATATCACATCCCGCCAGCTAACCCACGTCGAAGCGGCAGAACTGCTTCGTGTGACTGCTGAAGCAATCCAGAACGAAGCGCAGGAGATTCACTAATGGCTGATGCAATGGATCTCGTACAGCAGCGCGTTGAAGAAGAACGCCAACGCCATATCCGTGCTGCCCGTGCCAAAACGCCGGGCGTGTCCCGCGTGCTTTGCATTGAGTGTGAAGCGCCAATTCCGCCAGCACGCCGCCGTGCCATTCCAGGTGTGCAGCTTTGCATTACCTGTCAGGAAATTGCAGAGCTGAAAGGCAAACATTACAACGGAGGTGCTGTATGAGCACCATCCTGAAATGGGCGGGAAATAAAACTGCCATAATGTCCGAACTGAAAAAACATCTTCCTGCTGGCCCGCGACTGGTTGAACCTTTCGCGGGTTCCTGTGCTGTGATGATGGAGACGGATTACCCCAGCTATCTGGTTGCGGATATTAATCCTGATTTAATCAACCTCTATAAAAAGGTTGCCGCTGATTGTGAATCGTTTATATCTCGCGCCAGAGTTTTATTTGAGATCGCAAACAGGGAGGTAGCTTATTACAACATAAGGCAGGAGTTTAATTACTCAACTGAAATTACTGATTTCATGAAAGCGGTATATTTCCTGTATCTCAATCGTCACGGTTACCGTGGTTTATGTCGCTATAACAAGAGTGGGCATTTCAACATTCCCTACGGTAATTATAAAAATCCGTATTTCCCTGAAAAAGAAATTCGCGCATTTGCAGAAAAAGCCCAGCGGGCAACGTTTATCTGCACCAGCTTTGATGAAACGCTGGCGATGTTGAAGGCGGGGGATGTGGTGTATTGCGATCCGCCGTATGACGGTACGTTTTCCGGCTATCACACTGATGGTTTCACTGAAGATGACCAGTATCACCTGGCATCCGTTCTTGAACATCGATCATCTGAAGGACATCCGGTCATTGTTTCTAACAGTGACACATCCCTGATCCGTTCGCTGTATCGCAATTTTACTCACCACTATATCAAGGTAAAACGCAGCATCGGTGTGGCAGCTGGCGAGGGTAAATCAGCAACAGAAATCATTGCTGTTTCCGGGCCGCGCTGCTGGATGGGATTTGATTATTCGCGTGGCGTGGATAGTTCTGCCGTGTACGGAGTACGTGCATGAGTCATGCCGATATGAACAACTGCTGCGGCTTTAACGAGGCTGCCGCAGCATTCTCATGGAACAGCCCGAAAAAGGCCATTAACCCTTATCTGGACCCGGCGGAAGTTGCGCCGGTTTCTACGCTTTCAAACCTGATCACTCTGTACGCTGCCGATAACGAGCAGGAACAGTTGCGCCGCGAGGCACTGAGTGATCAGGTCTGGGAGCGTTATTTCTTTAATGAATCACGTGATCCTGTCCAGCGCGAAATGGAGCAGGATAAGCTCATTAGCCGGGCAAAGCTGGCGCATGAGCAGCAGCGTTTTAATTCAGACATGGTCATTCTGGCGGACGTCAACGCCCAGCCTTCCCATATCAGCAAGCCGCTGATGCAACGTATTGAATACTTCAGCAGCCTGGGCAGGCCAAAGGCTTATTCCCGCTATTTACGTGAGACGATTAAGCCATGTCTGGAACGACTGGAGCATGTACGCGACAGTCAGCTATCTGCATCTTTTCGCTTTATGGCAAGCCATGAAGGGCTGGACGGCCTGCTGATCCTGCCTGAAATGAGTCAGGATCAGGTGAAACGCCTGTCCACCCTGGTAGCTGCGCATATGAGTATGTGCCTTGATGCAGCTTGTGGTGATTTGTATGCCACCGATGACGTTAAGCCAGAAGAAATCCGCAAGACATGGGAAAAGGTGGCAGCGGAAACCCTGCGTCTGGATGTCATCCCACCTGCGTTTGAGCAACTCCGTCGGAAAAGAAACCGCCGTAAACCCGTGCCCTATGAACTCATTCCGGGTTCGCTGGCGCGTATGTTGTGCGCCGACTGGTGGTATCGGAAATTATGGAAGATGCGTTGCGAATGGCGGGAAGAGCAGTTGCGCGCTGTTTGCCTGGTCAGCAAAAAAGCATCTCCTTATGTCAGCTATGAAGCCGTGATGCATAAACGTGAGCAGCGCCGTAAGTCGCTGGAGTTTTTCCGTTCTCATGAACTGGTGAACGAAGACGGCGACACGCTGGACATGGAGGATGTGGTAAACGCCAGCAGCAGCAACCCTGCGCATCGCCGCAATGAGATGATGGCCTGTGTTAAAGGTCTGGAGCTTATCGCGGAAATGCGCGGTGACTGCGCCGTTTTCTACACTATCACCTGTCCGTCGCGTTTCCATTCCACGCTAAATAACGGCAGACCAAACCCGACCTGGACAAACGCGACGGTAAGACAAAGCAGCGATTATCTGGTCGGCATGTTTGCTGCATTTCGTAAGGCGATGCACAAAGCCGGGTTGCGCTGGTATGGCGTGCGGGTGGCTGAGCCGCATCATGATGGCACAGTTCACTGGCACCTGTTGTGTTTCATGCGCAAAAAAGACCGCCGTGCCATCACTGCATTACTGCGTAAGTTTGCCATCCGTGAAGACCGCGAGGAGCTGGGCAATAACACTGGGCCGCGCTTTAAGTCTGAGTTGATTAACCCGCGCAAAGGAACGCCGACAAGCTACATCGCGAAATATATCAGTAAGAACATTGACGGTCGTGGTCTGGCTGGCGAGATCAGCAAGGAAACGGGTAAATCTCTGCGTGATAACGCTGAATACGTGAATGCCTGGGCGTCTCTGCATCGTGTTCAGCAATTCCGCTTCTTTGGTATTCCGGGGCGTCAGGCTTACCGTGAACTTCGCTTGCTGGCTGGTCAGGCGGCAAGGCAACAGGGTGACAAAAAAGCAGGTGCGCCGGTACTGGATAACCCGCGTCTTGATGCCATTCTGGCTGCTGCTGATGCTGGTTGTTTTGCCACCTACATCATGAAGCAGGGCGGCGTACTGGTTCCCCGTAAATATCACCTCATCAGAACCGCTTATGAAATCAACGAAGAGCCGACCGCCTATGGCGATCACGGCATTCGTATTTATGGCATCTGGTCACCCATTGCAGAGGGCAAGATCTGCACTCATGCAGTGAAGTGGAAAATGGTTCGTAAAGCCGTTGACGTTCAGGAGGCGGCAGCCGACCAGGGCGCTTGCGCCCCTTGGACTCGTGGCAATAACTGTCCCCTTGGACTCGTGGCAATAACTGTCCCCTTGCTGAAAATTTGAACCAACAAGGGAAAGACAAATCAGCTGATGGGGATACCAGAACGGAAATCACCCGCATGGATGACAAGGAATTGCACGATTACCTGCACAGTATGAGCAAAAAAGAGCGCCGGGAACTGGCAGCAAGGTTACGCCTGGTTAAACCGAAACGGCGTAAAGACTACAAACAGCGAATTACAGATCATCAGCGACAGCAGCTCGTCTATGAACTGAAGTCCAGAGGATTTGATGGCAGCGAGAAAGAGGTCGATTTACTCCTTCGCGGCGGCAGTATTCCGTCAGGAGCAGGCCTGCGTATCTTCTATCGGAACCAGCGTCTGCAGGAGGATGATAAATGGCGGAACCTGTATTAATTACGCAGGTTAACAATTCGTGCTCTTAATAATACCAGGCATATCAGGCTGATGAGCGTAAAAAAACGTTTTACATCAGTAAGATTATTATATACTGTAAATATAAACAGTGGTTATGTATACAGTGTTGCTTTGGTGTCATAGGAGGAAAGATGCAGGACTATTTTTTGGAGTCTTTGAAGCTCCAGCGCATTGATTTTTTTCTTAAGCTTGTAGCGGCTAGTGAGTGTAGTGATGAAGAGAAGGGGCTGGCCCTGCAGTGGGTTTCTGAACTGACAGATGAACTCATGGCAAAAATCAGAACCCACGAATACAACCGCTCAATGGATGTCATCAGCTGAGGTGACTTTTATGCGCATTGAAATAATGATCGATAAAGAGCAGAAGATTAGCCAGTCTACCCTGGACGCTCTGGAGTCCGAGCTTTACCGCAACCTGCAACCCATCTATCCCAAGACAGCTATCCGCATCCGTAAAGGGTCGGCAAACGGCGTTGAGCTGAGTGGCTTAAAGCTTGATGAAGACAAAAAGCGGGTGATGGAAATTATGCAGCAGGTTTGGGAAGACGACAGCTGGCTGCACTAAGGAACGTTCCTGATGTAAGAACTTGATTCTGACGTCAGCAAGGTTGAACAACGAGAGTAGCGAGGCGTTAGCCATGGGTAAAAAAGACAGTAATCACCAGATTATTTATCGGGGCCAGGTGCTGGAACGGTTTACCCCTGGCGGCTGGGTCTTCTTTCAACGCCCAAAGGAGTGTGGCGGAGGTTTTTGGTTGGGCCGCACCTATGAAGACTGCTTCTGGCTTGAGCTGGAATTCCCCGTTTCGCTATATGACGGCCTGGAGTTTTTGATGGAAGTCACCAGGGTAGAGCAGAGAAGTGATGAGGTTGACGCGAATTATTCCCTGTTTGATTAAAAATGTATTAGCTTATAATGGAATACTATTTTTGCAGGTGGGGGCGCAATGGATTTAGTCTTTAAAATTCTGGCTTCGTTGGGTGGGGTGTCTTTTGTTGCATCTGGCATATTTGTTTGGATCGGGAAAGTTTATTTAGAAAGATATAAGTCGCGGCTAAACAAAGATATTGCTGAATTTCAATCACAACTGAGTGCAACTAATGAAAGAATAAAGGCTAAGTTAGACAATTCTGTTTATGTAACGAAAGCGTATTTTGATAAGGAGTTATCAGCATATAGTCTCATTTGGAATTCGATGTTTGAAACCAGAGAAAGCGTGCTTAAGCTGAGGCCTGCGCTGGATCATTTTGACCCCAACGAACCATTTGAAGAGAGAAAATTTAGAAGGTTGAAAGTTTTTTTCGATGCATTTAATACTTTTGTTACAAGTGTTGAGTCTAACAAACCGTTCATCTCACCAGAGGTTTATATAATCTTGGACCGTTTCCGGAAGGAATGCCTTTCAGAGTCAATATCGTTTCAGCATGGCGATCCAGAATTTGACTGGCAAAATTATTGGAAAGAGGCAGAGTTGAACCGTACAACCATCACCAAGCTTTTTGATGAGACGTGTGATGCAATTCGAGACAGGATGCACACATTAACTGTGGTTACGTAGTTTTCCAAAAAGTCTCGATGCCCGCTTTGGCGATTGTGCATGTCTATGCCGCATGAATCCGCATGATCGTTTGAGGATCGTTTTAGCTGAGGCCCGCTAGGAATGGCGGGCTTTTGCTTATGTCATGCAGGCGCATGAAAACCACTACATAAAGCGGGCAGGCGTGGCGGGGATACGAGCGCGCGCTCATGGTTGAATTAATGAAATTATGGTGTTAAATAGGCTAGCTTTTTAAGTCGTGAATATTCAATTTTTCAACTCATTTTTTTCATAGGGAGGAGTAATTGACATGGTTATGTTAGTGGATGACTGTCCACGATGTGGATCACAAAAAATAGCGTTTGATGTTAATGGGCTGAATTGCACTAGGGTTTACAATGCATTGGGCGGGGGTAAAACATACGAGTACGAGGTCTATTGTGTTTGCCGAGAGTGTCATAAAACGACAATGTTTCTTTGCAGACCTTTAACGAAAAATAAAACTTTAGATGGCTATAATTGGGAAAGTGGAATATTCGGCTTAAAGGAAGTTGCAGAGGTTGTTAGGCCTATATCACCGGCAGACTTAGCAGTAGAGGAGCCACCAGAGTTCTTACCTGAGCATATCAATAGTGCATATGAGGAAGGGGCGAAATGTTTGGCTATAGGTTGTTATAATGCAGCAGCAACCATGTTTAGGCTTTGCCTTGATTATGCCACAAAAGGACTTCTTCCTGATGGGGAGCAAGGGCCTGCGCAAAAAATAAGGAGAAGCCTAGGGTTAAGAATGGAGTGGTTATTTGATAATCATCTACTGCCTGAAGCTTTAAGGGAACTAGCTGAATGCGTTAAAGATGACGGAAATGATGGAGCGCATGAAGGTATTTTGGATAAAGCTGCTGCTGAGGATCTTGAAGATTTTACCTATCTTTTTTTAGAACGGCTTTACACTGAACCTCAACGCCTTATCGAAGCCAAGACAAGGCGTGAACAAAGAAGAAACAAATAAGTTCGGAATTATTCTTCTGAAAGAATATAGGGCGTAAATTTAATCACTTCTTCGCCCAGCCAGTCGTTCAGCTCTTGTAGCCTTTTTTGCAAGGGCGTTAATTCATTACGTACAAATACGCGACTGGCCTTCTCCACATCCCCAAACCCTCCAACATTATTAGGCATAATCCCCATCATTTGCGGCGGCACGCGGTGCGCAGCCATCATGTCGTCGCGGCTGACATTTTTGATATTCAAAAACTCATCCTTCGCCGCGACTTCTGACAATGGGATGATCTGAAGCCCGTCTTTTTTGCCGTTAGGCGAGTACATAAACAGGTTGCGGAAGTTGCCTGGACCTTTGGCGCTTTTCATCGCATTGCGGAGGTTGTTCACATCCTCCTGGTTTTGCGCGGCATCGGTCATGTACATGATAAAGCCCGCATGACTGCCGTTAATGTAATACTTGCGACGGAACAGCGTGGCGGACTCGTTGAGCAGGGCTGACGGAATGGCAGAAAGATAACCGGGCAGGCCGTAGATCTCCTGATTAATATCCGGTTCCATCAGATGAAAAATGCTGCCTTTCGTGAACTGATACGGCTGGGTTGTCATACCGTATTGCACAAACCAGTAGGTATCCAGGTCTAACCCGCGTCGGGTGTATTTTGCCAGTGCAGGCTCAAGGGCGATAACTTCACCGAAGCGGTTCGTGCGTTTCTCCAGGTAGGCGTTACCAAAAACCAGATAGTCCTGCACAAAACGCGAAAAAGCCTGCTGGCTGAGCAGCGGGTGAGGGATGTAGGTGCTGGTCAGAATGTTGCACTTTACTGCAATCGGGGAACTATGATGCACGGCAGCGCGGAAGGTGCGCGCCAGTCCGTCAAAGCTGACGGGCGGCTCATACCAGCGGTCCATCTGTACGCATTCCACATAATCCAGCAGTTCTCGGCGGTCCAGAACAGGAACGGGATCGCCGAAGCTGAATGCTTCGGCTGTAGTTTGACTTTTAAGCTGGATCTGTTTCGTCGCCGCAGCGCGGTTCTTCTTACTCTTTCCCATCAAAAAATCTCCACAATATTGCTGGTATTGGCGGATTCGCCCTGCAGCGGTTCGTTAAACAGTGCGTGCATCGTTGCCCAGGCCAGATCGGCGTGGCTGGCTTCTTCGCTGCGGCTGGCTTCATAGGTCGGGCGGTTGCCACTGGCGGTGGTGGCGCGACGGATTGCCATAAAGGACTGCGCTATGTCGGTGTGTCCGGCGTCAAACTCCAGACGGCGGTGGCTGATAATGTCGTAGGCCTTGAGTACCAGGGCGTTTTTAACGTTGGGGTTGTAGACAAACTCCCGGACGGCAGGAAAAAACGCTTTCACGTTCTCGTAAACCCCGTGACCAACGCCGGTTGAGTCGATACCGATATAGGTCACGTTGTACTGTTCGGTCAGTTTTTTGATGGCGTCAGCCTGGGCGCGGAAGTCCATTCCGCGCCACTGGTGACGCTCAAGAATGCGGAACGCGCCACCACCACGCATCCGGCGCTGTCGCCGTTCTGCGTACCTTTCGCCGGGTCATATCCGATCCACACTTCGCGCCAGCCAAACGGGCGCAGGGCCAGTGCATGAAAGTCGGTCCAGACTTCCCAACTGTCCACCATGCACGCCTGCAGCTCGCTGAGCGGGAACACGGACGCGAGATCGTCCACGAACTCGCACATCAGCAGGTTCTGGTATTCGTCCGGGCTGTACTCCATGCGCAACTGGTCAAGGTCGAACAGGTTACAGCCGCCGCGCACCGCATCTTCCACGGTGACTATCTGGCGGTACTGCCCGTCTGCGCACAGCAGGCCGGGGGCCAGATTGCTGTGGGACAGGTCGATGTCCACCTTATCGGCTTTGTTGCGCCCTCGGTTGAACAGCGCACCGGACCAGAACGGATAAGCACTGTGTGTCAGGCTGGATGGCGTGGAAAAATAGGTTTGTCGCCATTTTTTGTGAATAGCCATACCGGAAGCCACTTTGCGCAGCTCCTGGAATTTCGGTATCCAGAAATATTCATCCAGATACAGGTTGCCGTGGTAACTCTGGGCCGTGCGGGCATTGGTGCCGAGGAAGTAAAGCGTGGCCCCGTTAGGAAGCACCATCGGATCGCCTTTCAGCTCCACCTCGACTTCTTTGGCGAAGTCGATGATGTACTGCTTAAAGACGTGGGCCTGTGCCTTACTGGCGGAAAGGAAAATCTGGTTACGTCCGGTCAGCAGGGCGTCAATCAGGGCTTCACGGGCAAAGTAAAAGGTCGCGCCGATCTGGCGAGACTTCAGCAGGTTGCGGATGCGATTGGTTTTTCCGGCTTCCCACCAGTGGCGCTGGTAGTTGAACATGGAGGAATGGAAGATTTCTTCCAGCTTCTCAATCTGTTCATCGGTGAAAACATTCTTTTCCGGCTGACGGCGCGGCCCTTTGTTGCGGTTGGCGACGTTAGGGTTTAAGTCGGCTTCGTTGCCGCCATTGTTAAACTTGCCGATCCGCGCGTGGCGCTCCGACTGGCGCGCCAGCAGGTCAATTTCTTTGAAATCTTTCCCTTCTTTGTGCTCCTTCATAATGAGCTGGCAGTAGCGGGCGGCGGTGGTGAGCTGCATCTGATCCAGCGGCCCATAGTCACCCCACTTGTCGCGTTTTTTCCAGCTGTGAACGGTTGCAACTTTCTCGCCCAGCATTTCAGCAATGCGGGCTACGCGGTATCCCTGAAAGTACAGCAGCATGGCCTGCCGACGGGGATCGAGATCTGCGGGTGTCAGTGTGGTGTTCATGGCACAAACCTACAGCCTTGAATGAAGGCTTTCCCCGCCTGCGGTTTGTGTGGTTGTCGGTACAAATACCGCGCATTGTTTCACTGCCCCCATCACCGCAACCATAAGGCTCCAGTAAGTTTTTTCTAACGGAGCACGGCTCATGACAGTGAAAGCAAAGCGTTTTCGCATCGGGGTGGAAGGTGCCACTACCGACGGACGCGAAATCCAGCGTGAATGGCTGGAACAGATGGCAGCCAGCTACAACCCGGCGGTGTATACCGCGCTGATTAACCTTGAGCACATTAAGTCTTATCTGCCGGACAGCACGTTTAACCGCTACGGCAAGGTGACGGCGCTGTTTGCTGAAGAAATCGCGGAAGGTCCGCTGGCAGGCAAGATGGCACTGTATGCCGACGTTGAGCCAACGGAGTCCTTGGTGGAACTGGTGAAAAAAGGCCAGAAATTATTCACCTCTATGGAAGTCAGCCCGAAGTTTGCTGATACGGGCAAAGCCTACCTGGTCGGCCTGGCTGCCACTGATGATCCCGCCAGTCTGGGTACGGAAATGCTGACATTCAGCGCCAGTGCAGCCCATAACCCGCTGGCAAACCGCAAGCAGAATCCTGCCAATCTTTTTACCGCTGCAGAGGAAACGGTGATCGAACTGGAAGAAATCCAGGAGGACAAGCCGTCCCTGTTTGCCCGCGTCACGGCGCTGTTTACCAAAAAAGAGCAGTCCGATGACGTCCGGTTCTCTGATGTGCATAAGGCCGTGGAACTGGTCGCCACTGAGCAGCAGAACCTGAGCACGCGCACCGAAAAATCCCTGTCTGAGCAGGAAGAACGTCTGTCTGAGCTGGAGACTGCTCTGCAGGAGCAGCAAACCGCCTTTAACGAACTGGTGGATAAGCTGAGTCATGAAGACAGCCGCCAGGACTACCGCCAGCGTGCAACAGGCGGCAACGCCCCCGCTGACACTCTGACCAATTGCTGATGGAGCATAAAACCCAATGAAGAAGAATACCCGTTTTGCTTTTAACGCTTACCTGCAGCAACTGGCGCGTCTGAACGGTGTGGCAGTTGAGGAACTGTCCAGCAAGTTCACCGTAGAGCCGTCTGTGCAGCAGACGCTGGAAGACCAGATCCAGCAGTCCGCCGCTTTCCTGACGCTGATTAACGTCACGCCAGTGACTGAGCAGTCCGGTCAGCTGCTTGGATTGGGTGTTGGCAGCACCATTGCCGGAACCACTGACACCACCGCGAAAGAGCGTGAACCTGTCGATCCGACGCTGATGATCGATGTGGAATACAAATGCGAACAGACCAACTTTGACACGGTGCTGACCTACGCGAAGCTGGACCTGTGGGCGAAGTTTCAGGATTTCCAGGTGCGTATCCGTGACGCCATCGTGAAACGCCAGGCACTGGACCGCATCATGATCGGCTTTAACGGCGTGAAGCGTGCGAAAACCTCCAACCGTAGCGAAAACCCGCTGCTGCAGGATGTGAACAAAGGCTGGCTGCAGAAAATCCGTGAGGATGCACCGGATCACGTCATGGGCAGCACCACCACGGGCGGTGAAACCACACCGGGTGCGGTGAAAGTCGGGAAAGGTGGCGAATATGCCAACCTGGACGCCGTGGTGATGGATGCGGTCAATGAGCTTATCGACGTGGTCTACCAGGACGATGACGATCTGGTGGTGATTTGCGGTCGTGAGCTGCTGTCTGACAAGTATTTCCCGCTGGTCAACAAAGAGCAGGAAAACAGTGAAAAACTGGCTGCCGATATGATCATCAGTCAGAAACGCATGGGTGGCCTGCAGGCCGTGCGTGCGCCGTTCTTCCCGCCGAATGCGCTGCTGATCACCCGTCTGGATAACCTGTCCATTTACTGGCAGGAAGCCCCCCCCCGCCGTTCGGTTATCGACAACCCGAAACGTGACCGGATTGAAAATTTTGAATCCGTTAACGAAGCCTATGTGGTTGAGGACTACCGCTGCGCCGCACTGGTGGAAAACATCCAGATTGGCGACTTCAGCGCCGCCGCAGCAGAAACCGGAGCGTAAACCATGAGCCTGAGTCCCGCACGGCAGCATCGCCTGCGCGTTCAGGCTGAACAGGCCGCCCGCGAGGGCGGCAGCGTTCGCCACGCGTCGGGCTATGACCTGATGCTGCTGCAACTGGCAGAAGACCGCCGCCGTCTCAAGGGCGTTCAGTCCACGGTCAAAAAAGCGGAAATCAAGGTGGAGCTGCTGCCGAAATACGCCGCCTGGGCGGAGGGTGTCCTGGCTGCCGGAGGCGCTCAACAGGATGACGTGCTGATGTACGTGATGCTGTGGCGCATTGATGCCGGAGATTATGTCGGAGCGCTGGAGATCGGGCGTCATGCCCTGCGTCATGGCTGGGTGATGCCGCTGGGTAACCGCAACGTGCAGACCGTGCTGGCAGAGGAAATGGCAGACGCAGCGCAGAGCGCAATGCTTGCCACTACCGGCTTTGATGTCGATCTGCTGCTGCAGACGCTGGAGCTGACAGACGGTCTGGATATGCCGGACCAGTCACGGGCGCGTCTGCATAAAGCGATTGGCGCTGTCCTGAGTGAAAGTAATCCGGCTTCCGCCCTTAATCATCTCAACCATGCGTTACAGCTCGATCCCCGCTGTGGCGTGAAAAAAGACAAACAGCAGCTGGAGCGCAGACTGCGCAATGACAGCCGCTGACAGAACGTGCCCCCGCGCACGGGCGGCACGGGGTGGCGAAAGGCACTGCCACATCAAAACCCCGTCCACCGCCCTTTATTTCAGGAGAAAGCAGCATGAAGTTTGTTGCGCCAGAACAGGCACCGGAACAGGCGGAAATCATCAGAAATACGCCGTTCTGGCCTGATGTGGACCTGTCGGAGTTTCGCAGTGTCATGCGCACTGACGGCACGGTGACGCAGCCGCGTTTAAAGCAGGTTGCGCTGTCGGCAATTTCGGAGGTCAACGCAGAGCTGTATGAGTTTCGCAGACGCCAGCAGATGCTGGGGTATGCCTCGCTGGCAGAAGTCCCGGCGGAACAACTGGACGGCAAAAGCGAGCGCATTCAGCACTATTTCAACGCGGTTTACTGCTGGGCACGCGCCATGCTCAACGAACGTTACCAGGACTATGACGCCACGGCATCCGGTGCGAAGCGAGGCGAGGAACTGGCGGAAGCAAGCGGTGATTTATGGCGTGACGCCCGCTGGGCCATCAGCCGGGTGCAGGATGCGCCGCACTGCACAGTGGAGATTATCTGATGAAAGTGCGTGCGCATCAGTATGACACGGTGGACGCACTTTGCTGGCGTCATTACGGGCGCACGCAGGGTGTCACGGAGCAGGTACTGAAGGCAAATCCGGGGCTTGCCGAATACGGCCCCTTTTTACCTCACGGGCTGCAGGTGGAGCTGCCGGACATTCCGACAACCACCACCGTGCAGACCGTCCAGCTATGGGACTGAATTATGACGCTTGAGCGAATCAGCGCCTTTATCACGTATTGCATCGCCGTCGTGCTGGCCTGGCTGGGCGATTTGTCCATCAAGGATGCCTCAACGCTGGGCGGCCTGATGATTGGTGTGCTGATGCTGGCTATCAACTGGTACTACAAACACAAAGCCTACCAGCTTCTGCGCGACGGGCAGATTTCGCGGGAGGACTATGAATCCATCAATCGTTAAACGCTGCCTTGTCGGGGCCGTGCTGGCTATTGCTGCCACGCTGCCGGGGTTTCAGCAGCTTCACACCTCCGTGGAGGGGCTGAAACTGATCGCCGATTACGAAGGTTGTCGTCTGCAGCCGTATCAGTGCAGCGCGGGTGTCTGGACCGACGGCATTGGAAATACGTCGGGCGTCATTCCCGGCAAAACAATCACGGAACGACAGGCAGCAGAAGGGCTTATTTCCAACGTGCTGCGTGTGGAGCGGGCGCTGGAAAGGTGTGTGAAGCAACAGCCGCCGCAGAAGGTATATGACGCTACGGTGTCGTTTGCCTTCAACGTGGGAACGGGCAATGCCTGCAGTTCTACGCTGGTGAAATTGCTCAATCAGCGGCGCTGGGCAGAAGCGTGCCGACAGTTGCCGCGCTGGGTTTATGTGAAAGGTGTGTTTAATCAGGGGCTGGATAACCGCCGTGCGCGGGAGATGGCCTGGTGCCTTAAAGGAGCTGGATTATGACGCGTGCGCTGGCGGTAGTGGCGGCGCTGGCACTCGTTGGCTTAACAGCGCCAGCCACACCATCGAAACGCAGCGCGCGGCGCTGAAAAGTAAAGCGCACGAACTAACGAAGAAAAATAGCCAGCTGATCAGTCTGTCCATTCTGGCTGAAACCAATAACCGGGAGCAGGCGCGGCTCTATGCCGAAGCAGAACAGACCAGCGCGCTGCTGAGACAACGACAACACCGGATCGAGGAACTGAAACGTGAGAACGAGGATTTACGCCGCTGGGCTGATACTCCTTTGCCTGCTGACATTATCCGGCTGCGGGAACGTCCGGCACTCACCGGAGGTGCAGCTTACCGTCAGTGGTTGGAGCAGGCAGCGCCGCGCACTAACGGTGATCTGAACGCATTGCTGGATGAAACGGAGGCCGCCTGGGCGGTCTGTGCAGACAAAGTGGACATGATTATTGCGTGTCAGGAGCGAAACAGTGAACAAACCACAATCCCTGCGCCACGCCCTCAATAAAGCAGTGCCTTATGTCCGCAATAACCCGGATAAGCTGCATCTGTTTGTGGATAACGGTTCGCTGGTTGCCACGGGGGCCAGCTCCATGTCATGGGAGTACCGTTATACCCTCAACGTGGTGATTGAGGATTTCAGCGGCGACCAGAATCTGCTGATGGCCCCGGTTTTGCTGTGGCTGCGTGATAACCAGCCCGATGCCATCAATAATCCGGCGTTACGGGAAAAGTTATTCACCTTTGAGGTGGATATTCTGCGCAACGATGTCTGTGATATCAGCCTCAACCTGCAACTGACGGAACGTGTGCTGGTCAGCACTGACGGAAGTGTGTCGAGCGTTGAAGCAGTAGCGGAACCCGATGAACCTGAAGAAATGTGGACGGTGAAACGTGGCTGAACTGCAGAAGGTGGACGACTGGCTGAGTGCTTTGCTGGCGAATCTGGAACCAGCCGCAAGAAGCCGAATGATGCGCCAGCTGGCGCAGGAACTGCGCCGGACACAGCAGCAGAATATCAGGATGCAGCGCAATCCAGATGGCAGCAGTTATGAGCCGCGCAGGGTAACAGCACGCAGCAAGAAGGGGCGCATCAAACGTCAGATGTTTGCAAAGCTGCGCACCACAAAATACCTGAGAACTGCCGCCAGCGCGGATTCTGCCAGCGTACAGTTTGAAGGTAAGGTACAGCGTATTGCCCGTGTTCATCACTACGGTCTGCGCGATCGCGTCAGTCCAAAGGGGGGAGTCATTAAGTATCCATCCCGAAAATTGCTGGGTTTAAATGAACATACTGAAAATGAAGTAAGAGATTTACTTTTAAAGTATTTATTGATGAAAAATTAGAATGTTTACGCTCTTAATAAACTTAAATAACTTTTTATGCTTTGGCAAAAAGGGAAAAGGTCTATTTTAATTTTCCAGTTTTTTTTGTTTTGAACCCCAGAAGCAATAATAGAACCGTCCCAATATTTTATTCCATTTTTGCCGGTCTTTTTTGTTAACTCAAAACTTAATGCGTGAATAATTTTATTGCAGCATTCGCGTATAGAATCTTTAACATGACCATCTATAACAAAAAGTATATTTTCATGTTCTTCAAATGCTTCTTTCTCAGGTGAGTAATCTGGGTTCCACTCATGTTCACTAGTGTCTTGGAGAATTCGTAGTTTTGTACAAAGGCTAATAAGATTGTTGCTAATGGTATATTCCAACCATCCGTTGTACGATAACTCCTCCATTTCAAATTCAGTTACTATAGAACCATCATATACTTTCTGTGTGGAATATATACGCTGTAAATAAAATTCAGATGAACAGCATAATTGCTCAATTATTCTTGCGTGTTCTTCTATAGCGTAATAATCAATTGGATGGCTCATTCTTTTACCTTTCTTTGATTGGAATTGTATTTGTGTCATTTACCACACAAGGACGTATTGATGCCATAGATTCAAGGTCCGTGCAACCTAACCCTATGAACGCACAACTAACCGAAATCATGCGCCTTATCACCAACCTGATCCGCACTGGTGTAGTCACCGAAGTGGACCGGGAAAACTGGCTTTGCCGGGTGAAAACGGGCGAGCTTGAAACCAACTGGATCAGCTGGCTGACGCTGCGTGCCGGGAATGCCCGCACATGGTGGCGACCATCGGAAGGTGAGCAGGTGGTGCTGCTGAGTCTGGGCGGCAATCTGGAAACTGCCTTTGCGCTGCCCGCTGTCTATTCGAATCAGTTCGCACCACCGTCGACGTCGGCAGACGCCTGCGTGACAGAACATCCTGACGGCGGCTGGTTTGAATACGAACCCACTACCGGGCGCTGGTATGTCAGGGGCATCAAATCAATGGTCATTGAGGCCGCTGACAACATCACCATGAAAACCAGTGAGTTTGTACTGGAGGCTGACCGCACGCGCATTAACAGCGAAGTGGTGATCAATGGTGGCGTTACCCAGGGCGGCGGAGCGATGAGTTCTAACGGGATCGTGGTTGATGCGCATCAGCATACTGACGTCCTGAAAGGCGGCGACACAACCGGAGGCCCGGTATGACGCTTTATAGCGGGATGAACAATACCAGCGGTAAAGCCATTACTGATATTGATCATCTGCGCCAGTCGGTGCGGGACATTTTGCTGACGCCGCAGGGTAGCCGCATTGCCCGTCGGGAATATGGTTCCCTGCTGTCGGCACTGATAGACCAGCCACAAAATCCGGCATTACGCCTGCAGGTCATGTCGGCAGTGTATGTGGCGCTGAGTCGCTGGGAGCCACGGCTGACGCTGGATTCCATCACCATTAACAGCAATTTTGACGGTTCAATGGTGGTGGAGCTGACCGGGCGGCGTAATAACGGTGTGCCTGTTTCCCTTTCCGTATAAACAGGAGCAGAGAATGGCAGTGATTGACCTTTCGCAGTTGCCTGCGCCGCAGATTGTGGATGTGCCGGACTTTGAGACGCTGCTTGCCGAACGCAAGGCAGAATTTGTGGCGCTTCATCCGAAAGATGAGCAGGAAGCAGTGATCCGCACGCTGGAACTGGAATCTGAACCCGTCACCAAATTGTTGCAGGAGAATGCTTACCGTGAGTTGCTTCTGCGCCAGCGCATTAACGAAGCCGCGCAGGCGGTGATGGTGGCTTATGCCATAGGGGGCGATCTGGACCAGCTCGCCGCCAACTACAACGTGAAACGCCTGACGGTGACGCCTGCTGATAATGACGCTGTGCCGCCCGTTGTAGCTGTGATGGAAAGCGATGAAGCGTTACGCCTGCGTGTGCCTGCAGCCTTTGAAGGGCTTTCAGTTGCGGGGCCAACTGCAGCTTATGAATTTCATGCCCGAAGCGCCGACGGTCGGGTGGCGGATGCCAGTGCAACCAGCCCGGCACCTGCAGAGGTGGTGCTGACTGTCCTTAGCCGCGAAGGCGATGGAACTGCAGAAAAAGACCTGCTGGACGTGGTGGAAAAAGCTCTGAACAGTGAGAACGTCCGCCCGGTGGCTGACCGTCTTACGGTTCGCAGCGCAGAAATCATCCCGTATCGCGTGGAAGCCACCATTTTTCTCTATCCGGGACCGGAAGCAGAGCCGGTAATGGCAGCGGCAAAAGCCAGTCTGCAGAAGTACATTGCCAGCCAGACGAGGCTTGGTCGGGATATTCGCCGTAGCGCCATCTTTGCTGCTCTGCATGTTGAGGGTGTTCAACGTGTGGAACTGGCTTCTCCGCTGGCGGATGTGGTCCTGAACAAAACACAGGCGGCATCATGTACGCAGTGGAGCGTAACCAACGGAGGAACGGATGAATAGTCTGCTGCCACCGGGTTCAACTTCACTGGAGCGCCGACTGGCGCAAACCTGTAGCGGGATTTCTGATCTGCAGGTGCCGCTGCGTGACTTGTGGAATCCGGCTACCTGTCCGGTCAGCTTCCTGCCTTATCTCGCCTGGGCGTTCTCTGTGGATCGCTGGGACGAGGGCTGGACAGAAAGCGTCAAACGCCAGGTAGTGAAGGATGCTTTTTATATTCATCAGCATAAAGGAACTACCAGTGCCGTGCGGCGGGTGGTGGAACCGTTCGGATTCCTGATCCGCATTATTGAGTGGTGGCAGACCGGAGAAACACCGGGCACGTTTCGCCTGGATATCGGCGTGCAGGACCAGGGCATCACTGAAGATACCTATCTGGAACTTGAGCGGCTGATAAGCGATGCCAAACCATGTAGCCGTCACATGATCGGCATGTCCATCAATCTGCAGACCAGCGGTCCGCATTGGGTGGGGGCCGCCAGCTATCTTGGCGAAGAAATCACGATCTATCCGTATATCAACGAAACAATTATTTCCGGCGGCACCGCGCATGAAGGCGGGGCGGTCCATGTTATTGACACAATGAGAGTGAATCCATGAGCACAAAATTTTATACCCTGCTGACGGATATTGGCGCGGCGAAACTTGCCAGCGCCGCCGCGCTCGGTGTGCCGCTAAAAATTACCCATATGGCGGTGGGCGATGGCGGCGGAACATTGCCAACGCCGGACGCCAAGCAGACAGCATTGGTAAATGAGAAACGCCGGGCTGCGCTGAATATGCTCTATATCGACCCGCAGAACAGCAGCCAGATTATTGCTGAACAGGTGATCCCTGAAAACGAGGGCGGTTGGTGGATACGTGAAGTGGGCCTGTTTGATGAGTCCGGGGCATTGATTGCCGTGGGCAACTGCCCGGAAAGCTATAAGCCGCAACTGGCTGAAGGCAGCGGGCGTACCCAGACCGTGCGCATGGTGCTGATTACCAGCAGCACGGACAATATCACCCTGAAAATCGACCCTGCCGTAGTGCTGGCAACCCGCAAGTATGTGGATGACAAGGTACTGGAGCTGAAGGTGTACGTGGATGATCAGATGGCAAAACATCTTGCCGCACCGGACCCGCATTCACAGTATGCACCCAAAGAAAGTCCGACGTTTACCGGGACACCAAAAGCGCCAACTCCAGCGGCAGGGAATAACACCACGCAGGTTGCGACCACCGCGTTTGTTCAGGCGGCACTGACGGCTCTTATTAATGGTGAATAGCCGCAGCCATTAACAATGATCCGAATTTCAGTACCACCATTAACAATGCGCTGGCACTGAAAGCGCCGTTGTCGAGTCCGGCACTCACCGGAACGCCAACAGCCCCCACTGCTGCACAGTCGGTCAACAATACACAGATTGCCACCACGGCTTTTGTGAAATCGGCGATTGCAGCAATGGTAGGTTCTGCACCTGCGGCACTGGATACACTGAACGAACTGGCGTCGGCGTTGGGGAATGATCCGAACTTTGCCACGACAATGCTTAATGCGCTGGCAGGTAAACAACCGCTGGACAATACGCTGACTAATTTGAGTGGAAAGGATGTCGCTGGTCTTCTCGCATACCTTGGTTTGGGAGAAGCGGCAAAACGGGACGTGGGAACAGGGGAAAATCAGATACCGGATATGGTTTCATTTAGTGGTGTGAGGGATTTTTATGGAAAACAACTTTTGCCAGGAGGGTTGATACTCCAGTGGCTGACGATTCCATCAAGTGCAGCAGTCAAAGCTGTAACACTGGATAATGGTAATTATCAGCTGTCAGGCTATAAATGGCCCCAGTCATTTGGTGTCCTGTTTGCTGTGTTTGCCACAAAAGTTTCTGGCTCGACTAACGAAGCATACGCAATCTCAGTTAATCGTCACTCTACCGATGTAATTGTCACCTGGAATGCCCGTAAGGCTGATGATGTCCATATTTTAGGAATTGGGAAATTATGAAAATGAAATGGTCCCCATCTGTTCAGGGATTTTTCTCTGAAAACAACAGCGATATTCCCGATGATGCTTTCGATATTGAAGATGCTCTTTATTATGAACTTATGAATGGTCAGAGTACGGGGAAAATTATTATCAATAGCCCGGATAACTACCCTGTACTTACTGAATATCCAGCGAAGACACATGAACAGGAAATAGCTGAAGCGGAGGGAATGAAAAATATACTTATTGAACAGGCCAACGATTATATGAACAGTAAACAATGGCCTGGTAAAGCGGCTATTGGCCGGCTGAAAGGTGAGGAACTGGCACAATATAATTTGTGGCTGGATTACCTGGACGCACTGGAACTGGTCGATACTTCCGGTGCGCCAGATATTGAATGGCCTACACCTCCGGTAACTCAGGCCAGCTAATCTCAGGAGCCGTCGAAGTGTCGACGGCTTTTACTTCTTTTTTGTAGTCCATCCAGGCAGATAGTTTTTCTTTATCTGTACTGCTGATATCACCAAGCATTAATTCCACCCGCCAGTCAGCTGTGACATTATCGGCATGAGCAAGTAACTGCATTCGCTGATTTTCAGCACGTGCGACATAATCAATCGCCGGAGATTTCAGTACCGGTAAACCATTTTCATCTGACGTGATTAATTTCCCCCCTTCCTGCTGTCCGGCAATTAATTCATTGTATAAGTCTGTACTTATCTCAACAATGTCAGCAGGCATGTCGCTGTTTATACCATCAAAGAAAAAACCATTAGTCGATTTTGAGAAATAAATCATAGATATACCTATACACCGATTGCTACCCAAAAACAGGACCTTTCATATTTGACAATTTCTCCCTGAGATATACCGCCAACAATTATATAGAACTGTGATTTGCTGATATCAGAACAGTTCGCTATGCCCATTGCAGATATACCAGCCACCGACGTTGTATGTGGCACAGCCAACAGCGCAAGTGAACGATTTGGGAATGTTACCGGGTAAGTCACCGTATAGTTTGATGCTCCACTGACAATACCCCACTGAATAATCAGACCTGAAGGGAGTTTTTGAAAACCCGTTGATGAAAGTGAACTGGCAAACGCCGCCATATCCGGAATTTGGTTTTGCTCGTTACCCACATTTCGTTTTGCCGCTTCTCCCAAACCAACGTTTATGAAAATGCAGAGATAACGGCTAACTGGCATCATCTCCGGTTTTTATTCAGGGGGATGATCATGCTTATTGGCTATGTACGCGTGTCAACAAATGACCAGAACACCGATTTGCAACGTAATGCACTGAACTGCGCGGGATGTGAGCGGATTTTTGAGGATAAAATCAGTGGCACTAAGTCCGACAGACCGGGGCTGAAAAAGCTGCTCAGGACACTATCGGCAGGGGGCACGCAGGTTGGGGCGCAGTATGCGGCATCTTGTTACGCTGATAGAGGAGTTGCGCCAGCGTGGTGTGAATTTCCGAAGCCTGACTGACAGTATTGATACCAGTACCCCAATGGGCCGTTTCTTTTTTCATGTCATGGGTGCCCTGGCTGAAATGGAACGCGAACTGATAGTTGAACGTACCAGGGCAGGGCTGGCTGCAGCTCGTGCCAAAGGCAGAGTAGGTGGACGCCGTCCTAAGTTGACCACCGAACAGTGGGCACAGATTGGGCGTTTACTCGAGGCCGGAGAATCAAGACAGCGTATTGCACTGATTTTTGATGTGGGTGTTTCCACAATTTATAGAAAATTTCCGGCAAATAAGAGTAATGAATCCCCCTGAATCAGCATTATTTTGATTATCCCTGCAAGTAGACAAATACCGTCATTTTGTGTGAATAACGGTACAACTGCGCTTAGCTGTTTGTCAGGCACAATCACTTCAACATAGGGCGAAGCCTAATCCAATCAGGAGGTTCGCCACTATGGCTCAGGATTACCACCACGGGGTGCGCGTTGTTGAAGTCAACGAAGGCACCCGATCCATTACCACGGTGAGCACCGCCATCGTGGGCATGGTCTGCACGGGCGATGATGCCGATGCAAAAATGTTTCCTCTTAACAAACCTGTGCTGATCACTGATGTGCTGACTGCCAGCGGTAAAGCGGGTGAGTCCGGCACGCTGGCCCGTTCGCTGGATGCCATCGCTGACCAGGCAAAACCCGTGACCGTTGTTGTGCGTGTGCCGCAGGGTGAAACGGAAGAAGAAACCACGACCAATATCATCGGCGCAGTGACTGCTGAAGGTAAAAAAACAGGCATGAAAGCTCTGTTATCTGCCCAGTCACAGCTCGGCGTTAAACCGCGCATTCTCGGCGTGCCAGGTCACGATAACAAAGCCGTTGCGACTGAGTTGCTGAGCGTGGCGCAAAGCCTGCGTGGGTTTGCTTACCTGTCAGCGTATGGCTGCAAGACGGTACAGGAGGCGATCACTTACCGTGAAAACTTCAGCCAGCGCGAAGGAATGCTGATCTGGCCCGACTTTACTGGCTGGGACACGGTGCTGAATGCCGAAGCAACGGCATATGCCACCGCCCGTGCACTTGGTCTGCGTGCCAAAATTGATGAGCAGACCGGGTGGCACAAAAGCCTGTCCAACGTGGGCGTGAACGGTGTCACCGGAATTTCTGCAGATGTGTTCTGGGATCTGCAGGACCCGGCAACCGATGCAGGTCTGCTGAACCAGAACGACGTCACCACGCTTGTGCGTAAAGACGGTTTCCGCTTCTGGGGTTCCCGCTGTCTGAGCGATGATCCGCTTTTTGCCTTCGAAAACTACACCCGCACGGCGCAGGTGCTGACGGACACAATGGCAGAAGCACACATGTGGGCGGTGGATAAACCGCTTAACCCGTCGCTGGCCCGCGACATTATCGAAGGTATCCGCGCCAAAATACGCAGCCTGGTCAGTCAGGGCTATCTCATTGGTGGTGATTGCTGGCTGGATGAGTCGGTGAACGACAAAGACACGCTGAAAGCCGGAAAACTCACCATCGACTATGACTACACGCCAGTGCCGCCACTTGAAAATCTGATGCTGCGCCAGCGCATCACCGATCAGTACCTGGTGAATTTCGCCAGCCAGGTCAGCGCGTAAGGGGACAACATGGCTTTACCACGCAAATTAAAACATCTGAACCTGTTTAACGACGGGAACAACTGGCAGGGGATCGTTGAGTCGCTGACGCTGCCGAAATTCACCCGCAAATATGAGAAGTATCGCGGCGGCGGAATGCCGGGTGCAGTGGATGTGGATCTGGGGCTTGATGACAGTGCGCTGGACACAGAATTTTCCATTGGTGGTACTGAACTGCTGCTGTTTAAGCAGATGGGCAAAGCCACGGTAGATGGCATTCAGCTGCGCTTTACCGGCTCTATCCAGCGTGACGATACCGGGGAAGTGCAGGCCGTGGAGCTTGTGGTGCGTGGACGTCACAAAGAAGTGGATTCCGGCGAGTGGAAGACGGGCGAAAGCAACACCACCAAAGTGACCAGTACCAACAGCTACGCGAAGCTGACCATCAATGGTGAGGTGCTCTATGAAGTGGACCTTATCAACATGGTGGAAATTGTGGACGGTGTGGACCTGATGGAAGCGCACCGCAACGCCCTCGGCCTCTGATGTATCTGAACGGCGCGGGATACCGCGCCAGAACCCAATTTACAGGACAGCAAAATGAGCGATAAGCAGACTGAAAAGACTATTCAACTGGATACCCCCATCAAGCGCGGTAAAACAGAAATCACCGAAATTGTGCTGCGTAAACCGCAGTCCGGTGCGCTGCGCGGTACACGCCTGCAGGCCATTATGGATATGGATGTGAACGCGATGATGACCGTGATCCCCCGTATCTCCAGTCCGGCACTGACTGCACAGGAAATTGCAGAGATGGACCCGGCAGATCTCACTGCCATGTCGGTTGAGGTTGTCACTTTTTTGTTGAAGAAGTCGGTGCTTGCCGGTTTACCGACAGCCTGACGGTTGACGATCTGGTGGCTGATATCGCCACCATCTTTCACTGGCCGCCATCCGTTACTGACGTTATGCCGCTGACCGAAGTGCTGGAATGGCGGTATAAAGCGATTCAGAGAAGCGGGGCCAACGATGAGTGATAACAACCTGCGGCTGCAGGTCATTCTTAATGCGGTTGACAAACTCACCCGCCCATTCCGTGTTGCACAGGCCAGTTCGAAAGAGCTGGCTGGCGCAATTCAGAATACCCGAAACAGCCTCAAAGAACTGAATAAGCAGGCTGGCAGAATTGATGAATTTCGCAAGACGCGCTCGCAACTAGCCATAACAGCCAACAACCTGAACGCAGCCCGCGAAGAGGCGGCAAAACTCGCCACACAATTTGCTGCCACTAACAGGCCAACCGCCGCGCAGGCAAAGTTATTCAGTCAGGCCAAAACACGAGTACAGGAACTTCAGCAGACCTATAACGGCTTGTTGGGGGCGGTCCAGAGACAACGTCAGGCACTTAAAGAATCAGGGATTGATACCAGACAACTCAGTAGTGCCCAGCGAGAACTTAAGAAAAATGCTGAAGAAACAAGGCAGGCACTGGAGGGCCAGCAAAAAGCACTTAAACGTCTGGGTGAACAACAGGCACGGATGAACGCTGCCAGAGAACAATACTCAAGACGGCTTGAAGTGCGCGATCGCATCGCAGGAGCCGGAGCCACTACCACGGCTGCAGGGCTGGCAATGGGTGCGCCAGTGATGGCAGCAGTAAAAAGCTATACCAGCATGGAAGATGCCATGAAAGGTGTGGCAAAGCAGGTCAATGGTCTGCGTGATGATAATGGCAACCGCACTGCGCGTTTTTACGAAATGCAGGATGCCATCAAGGCTGCCAGCGAACAGTTGCCGATGGAAAACGGTGCTGTGGACTTTGCCGCACTGGTTGAAGGTGGTGCGCGCATGAACGTCGCAAATCCTGACGACAGCTGGGAAGACCAGAAACGTGACCTGCTGGCCTTCGCCAGCACGGCAGCAAAGGCGGCAACAGCCTTTGAGCTGCCAGCGGATGAACTGTCAGAAAGTCTGGGGAAAATCGCCCAGCTCTACAAAATCCCTACCCGCAATATTGAACAGCTCGGTGATGCGCTGAACTATCTGGATGATAACGCCATGTCGAAAGGGTCAGACATCATTGATGTCATGCAACGCCTGGGCGGTGTGGCAGATCGTCTGGATTATCGTAAAGCGGCGGCGCTGGGTTCCACCTTCCTGACACTGGGCGCTGCGCCGGAGGTTGCTGCCAGTGCAGCAAACGCGATGGTGCGTGAATTGTCCATTGCCACCATGCAAAGTAAGAGTTTCTTTGAAGGGATGAATCTGCTGAAACTCAATCCTGAAGTGATTGAAAAGCAGATGACGAAGGATGCGATGGGAACTATCCAGCGTGTGCTGGAGAAGGTGAACGCACTGCCGCAGGACAAGCGTCTGTCTGCCATGACCATGTTGTTTGGTAAAGAGTTTGGTGATGATGCAGCGAAACTGGCAAACAACCTTCCGGAACTGCAGCGCCAGCTAAAACTGACAGCGGGCAATGATGCGCTCGGTTCCATGCAGAAAGAATCCGACATCAACAAAGACTCACTTTCCGCTCAGTGGTTGCTGGTCAAAACCGGAGCGCAGAACACCTTCAGCAGCCTGGGCGAAACGCTGCGCCAGCCGCTGATGGATATTCTGTACACGGTAAAAAGCATCACGGGGGCGTTGCGCCGCTGGGTGGAAGCTAACCCGGAACTGACAGGCACACTGATGAAAGTAGCGGCTGTTGTGGCTGCGGTTACCGTAGGCCTCGGCACCTTAGCGGTGGCGCTGGCTGCAGTGCTGGGGCCGCTGGCAGTCATCCGTCTGGGATTCTCTGTGCTGGGTATCAAAACGTTACCTTCCGTTACGGCAGCAGTAACACGAACCAGCAGCGCGTTGTCCTGGTTAGCTGGCGCTCCACTGGCACTGCTGCGACGCGGGCTTGCTTCATCGGGCAACGCAGCGGGTTTACTTACTGCGCCGTTGTCGTCTTTGCGCCGCACCGCATCACTGACGGGGAATGTCCTGAAAACTGTAGCAGGTGTGCCGGTTGCACTGTTGCGGTCTGGATTATCCGGTTTACGTGCGGTTGCTGTGATGTTTATGAATCCACTGGCAGCACTACGCGGTGGACTGGCTGCCGCAGGCGCGGTCCGCTGGCGATGCTGCGCGTTGCCCTGTATGCCGTATCTGGTCTGTTAGGTGCTCTGCTCAGTCCGATAGGTCTTGTGGTTACTGCACTGGCGGGGTGGCGCTGGTTGTCTGGAAATACTGGCAACCCATCACCGCATTTCTCGGTGGCGTGGTGGAAGGATTCAAAGCGGCGGCAGGTCCCATCAGTGCTGCATTCGAACCGCTTAAGCCCGTGTTCCAGTGGATTGGCGACAAAGTACAGGCGTTGTGGGGCTGGTTTACTGATCTGCTGACGCCTGTTAAGTCGACCTCTGCCGAACTGCAGAGCGCAGCGGCAATGGGGCGACGATTCGGGGAGGCACTGGCGGAAGGGCTGAATATGGTCATGCATCCGTTGGACTCCCTGAAATCCGGCGTTTCCTGGTTGCTGGAGAAACTCGGTATTGTCAGTAAAGAGGCTGCAAAGGCGAAACTGCCGGAAAGCGTGACGCGTCAGCAACCTGCGACGGTGAATGCAGACGGTAAAGTGATGATGCCATCGGGTGGTTTTCCGTCATGGGGATATGGCTTTGCGGGGATGTATGACAGCGGCGGCTATATCCCGCGCGGGCAGTTCGGCATTGTCGGTGAAAACGGGCCTGAAATTGTCAACGGTCCGGCAAACGTGACCAGTCGGAGAAATACAGCTGCACTGGCTGCCGTTGTTGCCGGAATGATGGGCGTTGCTGCCGCGCCTGCAGAGCTTCCGCCGTTACATCCTTTGGCACTTCCCGCGAAAGGCGGCGAAGCGATGGTGAGTCGTGCAGCCACTGTGCCGCCCGCTCAACGGATTGAGGCACCGACGCAGATCATCATCCAGACGCAGCCAGGACAAAGTGCGCAGGATATTGCGCGGGAGGTGGCACGCCAGCTTGATGAACGTGAACGCAGGCTGAAGGCAAAAGCCAGGAGTAACTACAGCGATCAGGGGGGATACGACGCATGATGATGGTGCTGGGATTGTACGTGTTTATGCTGCGCACTGTGCCGTATCAGGAACTGCAGTATCAACGCAGCTGGCGACATGCGGCAAACAGCCGGGTCAACCGACGTCCGTCCACGCAGTTTCTGGGACCGGACAACGACATGCTGACGCTTTCTGGTGTTCTTATGCCGGAGATAACAGGCGGCAGGCTGTCGTTGCTGGTACTGGAGCAGATGGCAGAACAGGGGAAAGCATGGCCCCTGATTGAAGGCAGCGGCACGATTTACGGCATGTATGTGATTGAGGGACTGAATCAGACTAAAACGGAGTTTTTCCGCGACGGTATGCCGCGCCGGATTGAGTTCACCCTGTCGCTCAAACGGGTGGATGAATCCCTGTCCGATATGTTCGGTGATCTCAGTGCGCAACTGGATAATCTGCAGGACACGGCAACGTCTGCCTTAAGCGATATCAGTAAAACGGTGGGAGGGCTGCTGTCGTGAATTTCAGCTCTGAACTGCTTAACAAAGGCAACAAAACTCCCGCATTCAGCATCAGTATTGAGGGCAGGGATATCACCACTGTGCTGGATAACCGCCTGATGAGTTTGACGCTGACGGACAATCGGGGCTTTGAAGCAGACCAGCTTGATCTGGAGCTGGACGACGCCGACGGAAAAATCGTGCTGCCGCGCCGTGGTGCGGTTATTACGCTGGCGCTGGGCTGGAAGGGGCAGCCGCTTTTCCCGAAAGGGGCATTCACGGTGGACGAGATTGAACACACTGGCGCACCGGACCGCCTGACTATCCGGGCGCGAAGTGCTGATTTTCGTGAAACGCTGAATACCCGCCGTGAAAAGTCGTGGCACAAGACCACCGTTGGGGAAGTGGTGAAGGAAATAGCTGCACGGCACAAACTGAAGATGGCATTGGGTAAAGACCTGTCAGATAAACCCGTGGAACATATAGACCAGACCAATGAGAGTGACGGCAGTTTTCTGATGCGACTGGCGCGCCAGTACGGTGCTATTGCGTCGGTGAAAAATGGCAATCTGTTATTCATCCGGCAGGGACAGGGCAAAAGCGCCAGCGGTAAACCACTGCCGGTGATCACTATCACGCGTAAGGACGGCGACAGTCACCGCTTTACCCTGGCAGATCGCGGAGCCTATACGGGCGTCATTGCCAGCTGGTTGCATACCCGCGAACCCGCGAAGAAAGAAAGCACCACGGTGAAGCGTAAGCGCAGAACTAAGAAGCAGAAGAAAGAGCCGGAAGCGAAGCAGGGCGATTATCTGGTGGGGACGGATGAAAACGTGCTGGTACTTAATCGCACTTATGCCAACCGGAGCAACGCCGAACGAGCGGCGAAAATGCAGTGGGAACGCCTGCAACGCGGTGTTGCGTCATTCTCGCTACAACTGGCGGAAGGTCGGGCAGATCTCTACACGGAAATGCCTGTGAAGGTCAGTGGCTTTAAACAGCCAATAGATGATGCGGAATGGACCATTACGACTCTGACACATACCGTCAGCCCGGATAACGGTTTTACGACCAGTATTGAACTTGAAGTGAAAATTGGTGATCTTGAAATGGAATAAATGGTTCTCAATATTGATATTTTGTGTATCATTGCAATGATTCTGATAGCAAAGGTAGGGATCTGGATATGATGAATTGTCCAAAGTGTGGTCATGCGGCGCACACAAGGAGCAGTTTTCAAGTAACAGAAAGCACCAAAGAGCGTTACTGCCAGTGCCAAAATATTAACTGCGGGAGCACTTTTGTTACCCATGAAACAGTGGTCCGGTTTATTGTGACACCTGCAGTGATTGCCACAGCCCCTCCACATCCATTGCCAGGTGGTCAGGGCCATATGAATTTTTAAGAAAGAGAACCTGCTACGGCAGGTTTTTATTCATCTGGGATCTCACCCGTTTCAAGAAAATGTATAAAGCCAGGCTCATCTATGATGATAGTGCCTTTCATCCTGGCTGCCGATACTTTTGATGGGCCTGCATTGTAACCGCAACAGAGCATCTGAAGGTTTTGGGTTACAGATGTTCTTACCGTTAATCCTTGTTCATTCGCCTTATCAACCAACCTTTCTTTATCTGCTTTCTTAAATCCGGTGAAACACACATCGAATGTATTTTTTTTCGGACCTGACTGCTTAGTGAGATGTGAGTAGTTTTCGGGGAGGAATGACGCGCATTCCTGAATGGCTTGTTCTTGTGAATCGTATTGTTTAAGAATGCGGTCTTTTCGGAAGGTTTTTATTCGATCGGTGTTCTTACAAATGCCCTGTATGTGATTTTCGCTATAACTGATGCTCTGTATTGAGTGAACACCGATACGACCATTTGCATTGATGTAAACAAAGTGAAGTTCTTCCAT